GTTTCCCAGTCACGATCTTAGGGGGTTAATTGCTTTACTCAACATGGACATAAACAATACCATAAAATTAGGCTGAACCGCTTATTTTTCCTCGTATTTATACTACGTCCACCCATTAGGTGGTTCATATAAACAAAAATAAGTCGGACTAGAATTGAGCTAATTCTAGCGACCACCTAATAGGTATTCTCAAGACACTTTCCCAAAAGGAAAGGCCTCAGGCAAGAGGGGAAGTGTAAACAATTTTGGGTGCACCGACGAGATATCCAAAGGAAAAATCGTCACCAGCAGCTTCAAGCACACGAGCGCTCCCGATAGCATTCCTGTAAACAAGATTACTTTCAGGGGCGACATCAGAGCCAAAAGCAACTGCAGGCACATCCAAAGAGTCCGCGTTATATCCCAAGGAAGCAGAGACAAGCTTCCGGGCAAACATAGGACCTACTGTCAAATCAACTGGATTGCCACCAGTTCCATCGACACACACAGAAATCGGAAGAGCCGAATAGTACGGAACTTCAAACTCCACACATCCGTTCAAATCCGGATATACTGTGTGCTCAAAATCTGAAAATTCTCCAACGAGAAGTCCAGGATTGAGAGTCGTGGGAGTGGGGCCAATGGCTCCAGCAGAAATATCTCCTCGTCGTTTCACGACCCATGGAACTTGAGGTCGGACTTCATCTGACCTAACTCCACTACCAGTGCCAGTGCCAACTCTCTGGGCAAAGCCAGTATAGTGACTCGAGGCATCAGTAAAGATCTTATAGCGACGAGACCCTCTCCAGAACCTATACAAATAGGAAATATAATGTAGAGGAACCGAAGAGAGGTTTCTTGTTTGGGTTTGGAATGAGGCAGTGGCAGTTGGTTCACCTGCTGCGTCAAATCCAGTGGGAAGGGAATAAGTTACTGTTGTTCCCTTGTTGTCATTCGTCTTGTTGCCCAAAAAGACTGGATCACACAAAAATGTGTGCTGCGCCATGTTCGGAACGCCGGTGGCCACCGAATTTGGGTTAACTGGTCCTGGAGGCGCAACAACTCCCGCTGATCGATAAGGGAATTTTGCTCCTCTCACAGACTCTCCAAAACGTTTGATCAACTGTCGCAAACTCGTGATTTTCTCTCCGATGGTCAATTCTTCAGGTAAAGTAAAACCTTTAGAGGGAGCACCAAAGAACGAAACTGAGGAATCAACTTCCTGCTCTTTATGAGCTATTGCTGCCTCTGTTTCATTGAAAATCTGAGCCTCTAAACGAGGAAAATCTTCCTCTTCCAATTCCTCGCTCGCAAAGGGTAGATTGCCATCACTGACATATGCCCTTGAGAATTCGGGAACTGCAAGTTCAAAATCTTTTCCCCCACTGTGCCAAATCACAATGTTAACAGACTGGGCCACTGACGTTGAAGCCGCTCGAAGCGGAGTCAGTACCTCAATCACCAGGTAGCCAGTAGAAGCGGGAATAACGCCCTGAGAAACCAAGTTATTATTTCCTTGCATCTCCACTTGACACCATGGGATATTGTTAACATAAGGAACAGTGAATTCAAGTTCAGAGGATTGCGATAAATCCAAAATCCAGTTGTGGCAGAACTCCAAATTGTCTGGGTTAGGTGGAATAGTACCAGAACTAGCCGGGACATACGAGATCCTTAATCTGCCTGTATGGAAAGCAGTCTTCACAACTGAAATGCGGTATTTCATCCCACCTCTCCAATATTTGAACATTGAAGCCAAATAATTTAGAGTAGTCGGATCAAAGGGTTCGTCAATTGTATAAGTCTCCACCGCCCCTGGGGAATTGATCCATCTTTTGATGATGGTTCCCTTCGCTTGGGTGGTGTCCCAATTATTCAATCGGGAAACGACGCACGATTTGGCTTTGACAAAATCAAGATCCATCTCGTCCATGGAAGAAGAAAAGATTCCTTCCTTCGTAACGAGTGAATTATCTGGTGCGGCTGCCAACTTAGAGGACAAATCCAAACCGTCCATTGCAGTGTATCCCTTTCCGGGGAGATTTGTATATGGACAATTTGCATGTTCACTCGTTGGCTTGTTGTAACCAAATGCAGATAAAGCACCTGAAACGGCTCTTGTTACCCAGCCCAAAGGCTCTGTCAAGACCCGCAAAGGTGGAATTGCATCTGTCACAGCAATCGCTGCCGCTCCAATATTGTCGGTCAAAGCACGGATGGAAGACTTCTCAGTCTGTTGTTCAGATTCATCCATCTGTGCTTGCAGCCGGGTAGGCATGGTCAATTCAATGTTTTCAAACCACGCGAAAACGGTGAATGCTGCAGAATCACCGGCCGTCCCACTAGCTAAATTGGTAATCTCAACAATTTTGAGTTCTCCCATCTGACCCTCACCATTGGTGAGTCGGTAATGGGAGAGAGGAGCACAATAAGGAATTTTTAATTCCACCGGAGATCCATTTGCGATGTCAATCTCGACACCCGGATATCCCGTAGCATTTTGAATAGTTCCAGTGTTTCCTCTGCCCGAAACTGAATCATAAGGCGAAAAGAATACCCAATACTTTCCTTGTTGAAAAGGAGTAGCATTGAAAACAATTTTCACATGAATATCAGCTCGGAAAAACTCAAAATAGTCAAGCTTAGCTTTCAAGTTAGCGGAGGCATTGATCAAATCTTCGGGGAATGTATATGTCACCCCAGCAAATGAAGAGTCAAAGAGTCCATCAGCAATCTCAACAGGACGTTGAAGAATATTCTTAATCTCGTGAACACGAGATTCAGAAGCCTCCATGGTCCAATCAGATGGCTTTTGAATTCCAGGCTTTTCATAATGCGTGGGTGATACATCATCGACAAATCGGGTAATTTCGTAAGTCTCTAATTCTCTTTCATCTTTCATACTAGCAATCACACTTTGTTCTTCTTGAACACATGTAGTCGGATTAAACACACATGCAAAGTCAGGATGGATGAGTAGCCATTATTTTAAGACGCACACACTCATCAATAGAACATTCGTTCTCGTCTTCCACGCATGATTCAGGCTTTGCTACTCACACCCTTCATCCATTCGGTATAAGTCCCATTCATGCGATTAAGCAAATGCTTCAAGCATTCCCTTAACGTATCTCTCGCTCACCATATATTCATAATGGGTTTGAGAGAATGGAGTCAAATTTTGCTCTTCAGCAGCCTTCAACATCCTTTCTGACCATTGTTGAAAAACATCCTCTCCATGGAGAGCAAGTTCAGCAATAGCATCTTCGATGTTCGATTCCGTTGCAGCAGCGGGATCGACACAATTGCGAATCCAGTTTGGAATTTCAAGGATGGTCGTGAGGTCCAGTGGAGCTAACCAACATCTCAAATCTTCGTCATACTTGAATGCCCTTTTCAGGTAATTCACCTCTGGCAAAGTTCGAGATTTGACCAATGTCCCACTTTTCCCTTCATCAGTATAGGTCATTCCAAAGGAGGAGAACGCTTCAGCCATAGTAATTTGGTTGTAACAATCAATGGCCTTCTCAGAGATATTCAAGACATTATCATCTCCATAGCATACCATTGAAACATTCTCCCTAAATGCCTTCATTGAATGAAGCTCAGGGTAATCTTTCGTGACCAACATCCAAACGTAACGACAAGCAATCGCATTGTAAATTGAATTCAATACAGCTGTCAATGGGTTTCCGGAGGGTTGGGAATGAGTCCACATATAAATGGTTTCACCACACACATGGACTGAATTCAAACATTCTCTCCAAAGAATTCGCCGAATTTGTTTGTTGTCCTCTCCATCATCATACCAATCATTGATAATATCAATCATCTCGTGGAGAATTTCAACATTCAAAGTGCCATCGAAATTTGAGAAATCACCAGCAATCACGTGATCTCCGTGCTTCCTCAAGAGGGTCGCAATGACATCCCAATCAGTTGAATAAACATTTGTTCCAACCGAGATCTCATTGACATTCCTTCGAGAAGCACAGTGAGAAGTAAATCCCAAAAAATACTTTCTCATTGCCAGGATATAATCAACTGGTCCTGCTGAAAATACTCTCGTCTTTCCGGCTTTGACTTTCTCAATTGGTCGTCGCTCATCCTTCAGGGTATCTACCCAAACAGTCGGGTATCGCTGATTACGAAGTGCTGCCTCCTCTCTTTCTCGCAACTTCTGAGTCATGAGAGGATGCATAACATATTCTTCATCAGAACCACACCACTCCGTCTTTCCGGGCTTCTTTGTCATCCTCTTGAAGGGATACCCCGAGGAAGTCGTTCTTTTGATTGGTGCTGCAAAAGGATCCCCTTCAATGCCTTCCATGGCCTCCTGATTTGTTAAAACTCGCTGCCTTTCCGGATCACAAGAAAAATTCTTCTTCACTCCATTAACAGCAGCTCTTAACAGTTCAGGCTCCAATCCGACAGAAGGGACCGCACACTTTTTCAAGCCCTGCATCATGGGATCGATCCATTTCCCATCAATGTACACTTTTCCAAGTGCACTGGGCATGGAAACTGGGTTCTTGTACCCATGGATCTCAGAAGGTCGGATGCTAGAAGAAGCAAAACCTCCTTCCTTGTATTCCGCCTTTCCAAGTGCCATAAAATCTCCTTGTGGCATAATCATATCCTCCGCAGTTTTCAATTCTTGAACCCAATCCTGAGTTTGCAAATCAACTTTCGCATCATTACCAAAACGCTTAACAGCTTTTTCGATGTCAGCGAAATTCAGAGGACTTGAAATTCCAATACCAGTTCCACCTGCAACATGCATTCCAACTAATTTTCTCGGAAGCAAAGTTGAAATCACAACAAGAGGGGATCCACAATCACCTTTTGTCGTTTCCAGGTCATACCGATAATGTTGGCGAACTTGATAAACAGCATGATCGGATTCATATTCTCGTACTCTGTCATCCGCCTCGACTTTCCCATATCTGAAAATCACGTTCTCATTCTGCGGGGTAATCAAAACACCATGAGCACGCTTGAATTGCTTCAATTCCTGGGAAGTTGCGACAGAAGACAAAATGTTAGCATGATCATGAACGAGCCGAGAACAATCAATAAGAATCTGATCTTTTTCCTCACCATCATGATCATACACACGCTCAATTTGAAGTCGCTCGACAGGAATGACAAATCCGTTCTTTTTAGATGGATTAGTCAATCGAATCGCAGTTCCTCTTTCAAGAGTGTGCAACAGATGCCCAGCTGTAATAAAAATTCGACCCACCAGGAAAAATCCCTTCATGCGACCAATTGATTGGGCTCCATTTAAAACCTCAATCGTGTAAGTGTTTCCATGAAGCTTTTTCGATAAACTGAAAGCATTGGGATCTGCTTGCAATTCAGCATGGATCTCAGCACCATTAGCCTGAAGCATAATTTGCTGATCAACTATCTCCTTCTGTCTTTCAGTCTGCTCCTCAGTTCTCAATTCACGAGATTTCTGCGTTTTCGGATCTCCAGAAGATGCCAACTCAGTCCTCAGTTCACGGTTGCGCACTGTCTTAGGATCACCAGAGGATGCCAATTCCGTGCGCAACTTCTGTTGAACAGTCTTCAAATCTCCAGAGGACGCGATTTCCGTTCCCAAACGCTTCTTGTTGCTTCTCGGAGTCAAGTTGGCCTTAACTGGCTTTTGCTTGGGAGAGAACCACTGGAAGACTTTCATCAAAGTAAATGCAGTGACGAAGGCTCTGACCATCGGATAAGAATTCCAAACCTCTTTCACCTTTTCAATGAATGGGTGCATTCTCCACATAAATGTGTTGTAATGTGCCATCGCTTTCTCTTTCAGATCCTTAGCATAGCTAGTAACACTTTGTTTGATCCTGAAAAGGCGACTCAATTCCGGCTCAGTATTCTCAAACATCGGATCCTCGATGATTGATTGAAGTTCTTGAATTCTCAGCTTCATTTCCCTTGAAAGTAACTTAGCACGGAACCCCCGTTCATTGAGTCCTGATTCATATCCGATAAAAGGAGTGCGATATCCAGCAGAATAAACTGCATACAACTGATGTATTGAATACTGCATCCCTGCAACTGGAGTTTCACGGGCATCTTCGAAAGATTCTTCTTCTTCTCCCTGGCAGGCCAAACGCTCTAAAAATTCGAGTTGTTCCCTTCCACTATTCATCTTGCGATCAAACTTCGCCAAAGTTCTTCCCACAAATTCATCATAGGAATATCCTTTGTCCTCAGCAAGATAACCGGTCATTGGATCCAACATGTAAATTTCATAAACGTCAGTACTCCAAGCAGTTCCGAGAATTCTCTTCACTTTCAATGGGTCCAAGCGATCAGTTCCCTGTTTCCGAAATTCAGGTTTCACTGTAACCTTGCAGTGGATATCAATCCTCCTTCTGACGGCTGATGGATGTCTCAAGGAAGCAGGTGCAAAGTAACTATCATTGGAACTCAACAAGATGACTTTCGAGCGGAAAAATGTTCGGGATTTCTCATGAATCGAGGCCATATGCAAATTATATGGAGCCAAATTCGCAGTCTTAATGATCTCAAAGAATTCTTCATTAGGGGCAGCAATAGTATCAACTTTCTGACCAAAATCGTCATATAGGCAGATTTCCTGTTGATTATATCCATCCCAGAATTCTTGATTCACATTCCGAGTGTAAATCCGCTCAGTCCAATTCTTGTCCTTCATACCGCTTGCTTTCAATAATTCAATAGCAAGGGGATGCATCATGCCAGATTTTCCAACACCGGGTTCCCCTGTAAGACAAATCACAAGAGGTTCAATTCGAGGAGAGCATTTAAAAGCTCCTGAAGCCTGAACTCGATCATAATAAGTCTTTAGAATTCCAAAATGAAATTCAATTGCCCGAATCATTTTCTGGTCCATCCTCAATTCCTGAGCTCTTGAAATGAAAGTCATTCCTTGCCGAAAAAGGTCTTCAATCTCTTTGCATTTCTCCTGAGAAACAGCGACCTGATCCTGAGTGTCAACATCAATCAACTCGTGGATGGCTGTGTACCAATCTTTGATTCCGGCAAAATATGTTTCCATTTCAGCAATCTCATAAGGATATCCCGTAACATATTTATAGATCAATGGAATTCCATCTTTGGCAACTTTCTCAATCAATTGCCAAATATTGGAAATTCCTCGTGCAGCTCCACCTATCTTTATGATGGCAGCCATCGCTTGTTTTGGCAGCTCTACTGAGAAGAGCATCATTGAGAACATGTTGGAAATAAAATCCAACCAATTCAAGTCAGTCCATGATTCCGCCCTCAACCGATCGCTCGCACTATGGGCAAATCGTTTCAAGAAACTGGTAATCATATTCAATGACACCCCAAAAGCTCTCAATGTATCCAGAGCCCACGCAGACACCGCAGTCCAATCGGACAAATCCAATTTGGCAAGCAAAACCATTTTCAAAACCAAAGTGACCAATTTTTCAGAGATCGCTTCAGACACGTTGGTCGTGGTTACCAAATTTTGGATTAAATCCATTATCTCATCCAATTGAGGGATGTGCACGTTATGTGTGATCGTGGTGTCAAACCATCCCTCCGCTTCCAACATTCTCTGCATTTCCATATCCCCACGAGATTGTTCATTTTGTCGAGCTCCTTTTGATCGTCGATGTTCAATTGGCACTCTACCAATACTCTGGAATAAAGCACGAGCCTCCTTCTTATTGCTTGGTAAACGAACGTAAACTCGGCGATTCCACATAGAGTAGCAATAAAGAGCTCCAGTAGAACTCATCTCATAAGTGTTCCAATTCAATAAAGCAAGAAGCGAATCACGCTTCCAAAATGGAGTGTTAAGAAAACAATCCTTCACGAACGCATGCCTATAGTCGTTGTCACGGCATAGTTCGCGAATGTTAGACAAAGTTGAAGTTTTAGAAAAAGTATGCATGTTTGATACACTGAGCCTATAAAATACGACGCTAACCTATCTAGATTTGATTCTAGCTGATTGAAGTTAGCGAGACCTCCAACTCAAATGATAAGGTATTCTCAAGCATTTCTTCAAACACAAAATGGGACCACCATTTCGTTCTAGAAACGACGTCTATATTCTATAGTGCTAGCCCCCAGAAAAGGTAAAGTGTAAGCTTTCCCAACTGGGCGACCAAAAATCATATAATCATAATTCTCTTACAAGAATGGATTAGGCTAAATCATAATCATTTTTATCGCGTAGGTCAAAATCCAATTTTATCATGTATAGAATTGTGAAACATATCTCGAAGTAACTATTCTGTGCAAACCGAGGACAATCCAGGCAAGGAATAACACATACTTAATACTCATCTAGACCAAACTGGCCACGAGGAACATCATAAAACAACCCTGTTTTCCAAGGGCACTTCCAGTTTAACATGAAGACCAGGCAAGCAGCTCAGCAGGATTCAGATTTTCCCTTCCGCGGATCGTGACTGGGAAAC